TAGCAAGGTGCTTATGTAAAGGCTGAAAAAGTCTTGTTGGCTCACTTTTTAGGACTCGCATAACCAAAGACTCCTGCAACGATCGCTCCTAGAATGTGGCGATAGTCTAGAGAGAAGTTTGATGTCGTTCCCCAGACTGCTAGAAAGGCTCCGATTGCTATTACTACTGGATGCTTCATGTTCATTATTCTCCGCCTAACATAGATACTTGAAAAAAAGCCCCATCATTGTCAGCTTCTTTCTTAAAACTAACATGGCAGTGCTTAGTGTGTTTGTTAGCCCCTGTGTACTTTCTCCAACGCCAGTTAAGGACTTTGGAGCAGATCCGTCCATCAAAAATGATGTAACTAATACGCTTCTCTGATTTAGACTTGCAAGCGACACGAAGCTGATCTGCAAGATCTGGCATGATGTCTGGCTTCGATCCCTTAAAAAGGTCACGATCGATGTCGATGGCACGAACCCAGCCATTAGCATCAGGGTTATGATCTGATACGCGATGAGCGTGTCTGGTATCACCGATCCAACCATCCGATGCGCGGTCACGATCTGGGAACGAGTCATCAATCTGCTCTCGTAATTGTGAAGCAGCTTTAGAGAGTCGAGGTTTCATAAGGAACAATCCATTGGCAAGTTTCTTCATTAAAGTCTGTTGCTAGTTCTGGCTTGGGTGCAATAAAAGCATCACGATCTGCATCATAGGTATAACCAATGCCAGCATAATTCTTGCGGATGTTGCCATTGTAAGAAGTACGCTTGCAGACCTGACCTCTAAAATTGCCATACCAAGTCTCTGTGTCTAACCCTTCGATTAACTCTGTTTCATCAATACCAACAATGACTTCTGTAACAATGTTATTCTCATCTAAAAATGCGTAATGTGCCATTATGCCCAGCTCACATTTCCTGTGCCAGCAGTAATTGTCGTGACCTTGAAGCCCCCAGACGGAGCTGCTGTTGATCCTGTCAATCCTGCACCGATAGTAATTGTTTTAGTGTCTGGATACTTTAGAATAACTAAACCTGATCCACCTGCTCCTGAGTTATAGAAAACATCTAAAGGTTGGTTAAGAGATCCACCGCCACCACCGCCACCTGTGTTGGCTGTTCCGCTAGTTGCGTTAGCAGTCTTTGTTGATCCGCCACCGCCACCTGTTCCGCCAGATGATGAAGTTGCTCCAGCGCGTGAATCTAATCCACCACCGCCACCACCGCCATAAGTGACGGATGATCCTGAGATAGATGTACTAATACCATTTCCACCATTGCCAGGAGTAGTGTTACTTGTAACGGAAGTACCTACTGCGCCTGCTCCACCGCCACCTGCGCCCATAGGGTAATTACCTGTGTGAGAACTTCCACCACCTGCATAACCTTGATTTGCTGTACCTGAACCGCCATAAGTTACGACTGCACCACCACCGCCGCCACCGCCAGATCCACCAGTTACGCCATTATTTTCCCATCGACCACCTGCTCCACCACCTGTGGATGTGATCGTTGCAAAAACAGAATTAGATCCGCTATTACCAGGAGCAGAAAAAGCACCATTAACATCTGCGCCACCTGCACCGATTGTCACTGTATAACTTGTTCCAGCACTAACAGTTAATGCACTTGGAAGGCTTCCGCCACCACCAGTTGCCCCGACAGAACAGCGTAATCCACCTGCTCCGCCACCGCCTGCGCGACCGACTGCACCTGATCCACCGCCAGCGATAACTAAGAAATCAACATCGTGGACAATGCTAGGCACACCTATTTGTCCAGCAAGGATTGCACCAATCATTAAGAAACTGCTCCCACTACTGTCCAAGCATTAGCAGCAGTTTTAATTGCAACAGCTGATTTGTATTGATTAACTGTAGGTGCTGCCGAAACAGTGCCAGCACTTGTTACTGTAGTTGTGCCAGAAGTAACTGCGTTAATAGTCAAAGCACCTGCACCAGTATTTAGTAAGGTGACAGCCGTTCCTACTGGAAAATCATAAGTTGCATCTGTTGGAATACTAACTGTCTTTGCAGATGCGTTAGATGTAACCACTAGCACCTGATACTGATCAGTAGATGCAAGGGTGTAAGTAGTACCTGTTTGGCTATTGAGAGTGAAGGCTACCAAGCCATTAAACATAGCCGCTGATAGGACATCTCCTGTTGTTGCTGGGAATCCTGTTGCCATTTATTGCTCCTTTACCATGCTAAACGATTAACGCCTAGTATACCGAACTCTGAGTTGCCAATGATGAAGCCATCGGTAATTGGCTCCATAGTGGTAAAAGTAGTAAACCAGTTATTTGGCTGGATGTCGTGTGCCACGCCCTGAACCTGAATGGTCTTTGTGATGGTATCGCCATTAGGCTGAATGTTAGAAATGGTCACATTACTGAAATAATCAAGGCTAAGAGCTGCCGTGACCCCAGCCGCATAGTCTGGTGTGGTTAGGTCGAGAGTCATGGAATCAATGCGGATCGTGGTGTCCTTGCGGCTATTCACATAGGTAGTAGCCAGATTCATGGCTTCCTCGTCTGTGGCAATAGGCAGGTTTTGTGCGCTAGTGCTGTGCAGGAAGTAGGTGTCCACGCTGGCTGCATCTGTATGGCTTTGCACATTTGAGCTGCCATAGCGTTGGATGTTGGCTTGGTTAATAATCAGCTTGTCATCAAAGGCGAACTTGATGCCAGAATAAGGAATGCCGCCTGTTTGATTAAAGACTGTAGGGGTATCGTCAATGCTTTCGATGGTGCTAGAACGGCTCTTAAATACTGCATTGCCATCTGGACTCATGTAGAACGCGCCTAGCTCACTGAACTCAGCAGCACGAATAGCAGATAAAGCCACGCGAGATTGACCAGAGTCAGCTGAGCAGATAGTGTCACCTGTATCGATGTTACGCATCGAGTTAGGCCATGAAAGCTCTGAAAGTATGCGATTGATACGAGTGCCTGTGTCTTGCCCCGCCCCTGCATCTGTCACAGTTGAGATAGCCGCAAGGTTGAAGATCTTGAAAGCATCGTAAGAAACAATAGTCACATAGCCGATTTCCTGACCTGTTGGATAAGTGTATCGATACTCAGATGTGTAGCCTGAGAATAGATAGTAAGTATTGCCTGAGTATGTCGCTGTAATTTGGATCTTGCGTAAAGGCTTCAAGTATCCATAGATAGGAGAACTTGTATTCTGTGGGTTGAAGTCACCATTGGGATCTAAAATTTTGACCGATGCTGTACCAGCATTGTAAGAATCAGTCATAAGGTCACGACCACGCCTGATTCCTACCTGTGTAGTTTGTGTAGAGTAATCAATAATTAAAGCCTGTGCGTTGCTTCCAGCGAGTTCAGATACGCCAAGGATACCCTTGACTGGATCACCAATAGTAAAAGGATAGCCGTAAGTAGGGCCATCGCTAAAGTTGATTGTTACTCCAATGGTTGCTGGAAGTGCCATTAAACAGCAACCAATCGATCAATAGGCCCGACAATAGCAACATTTCCACTAATTGCAGAACTGTTCATGGCATCGATAATAGATTTCGTTAAGTTTTGGTCTGTTGTCACAGTACCTTCCACCACAACATTAACTGTAGTAGATGGACCAGTTGGGGCTGTTGGGGCTGTAACTGGTGGCAGTCCGCTAATAGTGCCTGTTATGCCCATAGAAGCTGCTGCCTGTGCGGCGTAACGAGAACCTGACAAAGCCTGAGCAAATGATGCTCCACCAAGCAGACCCATAGCCAATGAGTTTTGAGCAAGGGTATTAGTCAATTGAATAGATTGACCCTCAATCTCAATAAGTGCCCGCTGAACACCATCTAAGCCAATTTCCCATGAGATGAAAGGATTGCCTGCATCCATTGAGTAAACCTCATTGAGAGTGGATAGAAGCTGTGTTACTTTTCCTTGAACCTCATTGAGCATTTTTGTGTACTTTTCAATGTCATCAATGTTTTCTTCTTGGATTGCTTTGAGCAAGAACAAGCGGATTTTTTCTTCTTCGCTAATCTTACCTTTAAGGGCTGCTTCAATCTGGATCTTTTGTAGATCGAAGATAGCCTTAGCCTTAGCGATCTTCAATTGATCCTGAGCAGATTTTAATGTTTTCTTTTGTACTGATAATAACTCAGTCGCTCTTTTCTTTGCATCTGCCTCAGCTTTTTTACGAGCGGCTAAATCTGCTTTTTGAGTATCTTGACCAAGTACGCTTAAAGAGCGATTGCCAAAACCGCCAGCAATTTTGCCATCCCTTAGTGCATAGTATTGCTGTAAATATTCTCCAGCCTTCAAGCCTACTGTAACATCAATAAGGCCAGCAATTGCACTAGATAAGGTATCAATTTTCTTTATCGTGTCATCGACAGTTTTACCGCCAGAGATGGCTGTCAAGGCATCTAGTAAAGACTTTCCGATTTTTTCGCTTGCTTGCTCGGATGCAATAGATAATTTGCTTATTGATCCAACATAAGAATCTGCAGCAGATTTTCCTTGGCCAGCAAATAAAACCTGTAACCTTTTCTGCACTTCCTCAAAATTAGAGGATGCCAATTCTGCTTGCGTTAGACCCAGATTTAATGATCTTAATCCCTTAAAATTACCCACATAGGCTTGAGATAATTTCTCAGATGTGCTTGTGATATTTTGCCCTGTTCCTGCTGAAACATCCATTGCAAGATTAAGCAACTCTTGGCTCTTAGTTACTGAACCTGTTACCTGTAGTAACTTAATCATTGCTGGTTGCAATTGATCGCGATTTACACCTGTTGCTCTTTCAACCTTATCAATGTAAATGTCTAAATCACGACTAGCAAAAGCAAGGCCAAGATTTTTAACAGCATTAGTTAGTTGTACTGCTTCTAATTGCGAATCAGCAAAAGCCTTGACTGCATTTTGAGAATAGCGAGCAAGTTGGGCAGCACCAAAAGTAATACCGAAAGCACCAGCCAATTTCTTGACTTGGGCAGTAAGCATGGAGACTTGTTTTTCTGCTTTGTCAAAAGCCTTTTTGCCTGTGTATTCAGCGGCTATGTCAATCTTTACATCGGTTGCCATTACTTAACCCTCGCTTCTAGCTTGTCGCGTGATTTCTCGATAGCCTTAATTACAGCTGCTGTTGCTTTGCCTTGATCTTCTTTCCATGCGCGGAAGATAGCGCGACCCTTCATCTTACGAGATGCGCGACCTGATTGACCTTCTCCGCGTTGATAAGCATCTACGATCCTGCCTGTACGATCCATCGCATCAATAAATTGTTTTCCAGCATTAGGGTTATTGGATAAGGACTCGCCTTTGTTTCCAGAGCGAATGTTCTTGCCATAATTGACATGCCCAGGGGCTACTACCTTGTAAATCTTTGCTTGTGGTCTGCCATTAGGATTTAAGCGACCAGCAGTCTCATAGATAGAGCCAGTCACAGAAGCATTGACAATGCGAGCCAAGGAACGCCAACCAGAGCGGTTAGGTTTAGATGGAGTTGTTTTGTAACCAATTCCTCGTTTAGCATCACCACTAGACCAGATGCGCTTGCTCCATACACCTTGTTGATTTGCATTAGCCCAACCGCTTAAAGGAGTTGTTGATGGAATGTAACCTCGGGCTGCCTTAGTGATTGGCTTTAAGATTGCTCCCAATTCTTTTTGTGTTTCTTTTGCTAAATCTGGAGAAAACTGTTTAAGGGCTTTGCGAAGCTCAATGCCGCCTTTGACGCTTGCTGGCATCGCTCACCTCTTTCGCTTCATCCTTGAGACCTTGTAGCAATGCTTGGAGCATTACCTGATCTAAATCTAGTAACTGCTGTGGCGAGATCCCTAACCTGATGCTCAAGCGAGCAATCAAGTAGGTGAAAGGAAGATCCCGCTTTAAGCTAAAGGGTCAGAGTCAAGCACCTCAACACTTTTAAGTGTCTCGATGAAGTCCATCCCAAAAGGCTTAACAGTTTCACCTGACCTGCGTGTTACTTCCCATGCTAACCAATAGACATCGCTCTGCTTTTCTTCATCGCGAAACGCCTTATGGAAGCCCTTTTTAGCGTACTGCTCGAATGAGTACTCCACTGCTGGAGTGATCTCGCCTTCTAGTACGCTTCCATCTGTACGAACTATCTTTAGTCTTGCCATGAGTTTGCCCCTTTATTAGTTGTTTAGAATGTGCCTGTTGTGGCTACTGCAACAGTTGAGTTAGCAGTAAATGTAATCGATTGTACTCCGATGTCAGCGACAGCACCATTGATGTCGGTGGTGTTGTTGATCAACAGAGAAACAGTATAGAGAGGGTTTGTCGCTGAAACAGCTGTTCCCTTTTCCTGTAGGAATACACATGTGACTGTTGTACCCCATGCAGCTTGTAGTGTTGCCAATACATTTGCTGTTGCTGTGTCATTTAGGAAGTCGATTGTTACAGATGATGCTTCCAAGCCCTTAACGAACTTGTGTGCTGTGTCACCCATTGCAGTTACTTCTAGCTCATCGAATGTGCGGTTAAGAGTAATAGATGTTAC